CAAATAAGAATATGGGACATCAGAAGTGGTGTCCCATATTTAATCTAAAGAAACTGAAAAAAATAATATGAACAATAAAATAAATAAAAATAAAATAAGGAGATAAAATTATGGCAGTAGCAGTTGATATTTTTAATCCACAAGAAACAGTAGTAGCAAAGGGGTTAGAAGGTAAAAGTTTCTTAGTGTATGGGTCGAACTCGACAGGCAAAACAGCACAGTGCGTAAGAATGTCTAAGCCTTTTGTAATCGCAACAGAGTCTGGTCTTAATGCTACAGTAGGTGTTAAATATATTCGAGTCCAGTCTTGGGCTGATTTTAAGAAAATTGTAAAACAATTTACAAGTAAATCTACTGTTGAAAAAGCAAGACAAATGTATGATACAATTATTATTGATGAACTTTATGCTACAGCACTTCTTTGTCAAGATTATATCCAGACTGTAGTAGGTGGTGGTGCTTTAACTCTTGGTGATACAATTGATGGTGGTAAAGTAAACTTATATCAGGCATATGAGAAGGAATTTTTCAAGACTATTAACACACTTCTTTCTTGTGACTATACAGTAGTATTTATTGGTCATGAGCAAGAAAAAGATGGAAAAGCAGTTCCTAAAGGAGACAAACGTTCTGTTGACCCTGTAAGGGATTTTGTTGACTATGTTATTTATGTTAAATCTAATGGCGTTGATGAAGATGGTAAGGTAATTCCTTCTTCAGCTTATCTTGCGGAAACTGATGAATATTTTGCACGTTCAAGATTTGATACAACTCCTACTTATCTTCCTATATGGAGTGCTGAAGCCCTTGAAGAAGCAGTTAATATTGGTATTCAGGGTCTTGTAGATAAAACTGGTGTTGATGCTGTGTCTTATGATGTTCAGAAAGAAATGAATACTACTGAAACTTATGACTTTGATACTGTAATGGATAATCTTATGGAAGTTGGTCAGAGATTTGCTGATGCTGATAAGATGGAAGAACTTACAGATATTGTTGAAGCTACACTTGGTGTGGGACGTAAGGTTTCTCAATGTACAAAAAAACAACTTGATGCTCTTGTAATTATTCTTGATGACCTTATTGATAAAGCGAAAGAACTGGGTATTTAATTTATAAATGAATTAAATACGAAAGGAGATATAAAAATGTATAATAGTTTTTTTGTTCCTATTGACCTTAAACCTTGTCCTTTTTGTGGAGAATCCCCTTATTCCAAAATATATGTGGTTAATGGTTTTAATGATGCTCCTCAATTGCGGGCTAAAATAGCATGTGAAAAATGTAATATAAAAAAATATAAAGATATAAATATCTTAGCGGAAGAACCTACTTTTTTAAATGTAATAAATTTAATGTCGGAAGTAACTAAAGATTGGAACACAAGAGCCGAAATTGAAAATTGAGATGGCTATAATAAACACTTGACATAAATAAAAAATAATGCTATAATAGAGATAGCTTCTGAGAGGAAGAAAGACAACAGAATACTGTTAATCTTTCTTCCTTTTTTAATCTAAGATTTAATAAAGAAAGGTGGTATTATGATTACACAAGACTTTAAAGAAAAATCAACAATGCAAAAAGCAAAAGATTTATTTGAAATTAATCAACTTAATTATGTTATTATCTCTGATAATTTGATTAGTTATAATATCAGGGAAGGTACTGATAATTCTAAAGAAAAATGGTACGCAAATTTATTGTCTTTAATAAAGAAAGGTATTATTAATGACGAAAAATAAAAAGCTTTTAAAACATATAATTGTCTTATTAATATTTACAATTATTTTTACAATACCAACCACTACTTATGCTGATAATAAAAAAAACAAAAACAAAAATAAAAACAAATATGAAAAATACGAGAATGAAAAAAAATACCCCATTGATGACGAAAAATATAAAATTTGGCTTGCTGAAAATGAAGAAAAAATTAGATGTGAAGGAGAAGAGGATGGTCTTCCTGTTAATCTGAATTTTACACATGGAAAATATAATACAAAACCAAAAGCAGATGTAAAATCTAAAGGACAAAATTTAGACAGTCCAACAATTCATTGTATTATTATTGATACTAGATATGGAAATATGTGTGTATTTGTTTATCAAGGTAGAAAAGGACATAGGAAATTGGTTAAGAAAGCCCCTTGTAGTTCGGCTAAAAATATAGCAGGAACAAAAATCTCTAGCACTCCTAGTGGTAAGCATCGAATTAATTGGAAAACTCCCAGATTGGTTTACACTAATAAAGATGGAAGAAAATGGCAATATTGGAGTTGTTCGATGACATGGCAAGGTTGGGGGATTCATTCGTTAACTTATGCTTTGAAAGCTTCAAAATATGAACGTAAATATCTTTGGGGTGGTAAATTAGGTGCGCATAATTCTCCTGCTTGTATTCGTACTGAAAACTGGTTAGCAGATTGGATATACAATAATTGTGGTATTGGAACTACAATTTATGTTATAAGTAGATAAGGAGTAATCAATAATCATGGCAAGAGGTAGACCTAAAAAATGTTGTGTATGTGGAAATCCGATAAAAGGTGAAGAGCCTGTTCCGTTTAAAAATAAATTTGTTCATTCGGCTTGTTTAAATATAGCTATAAAAGTATTAGCTGATGATAAACGTAAACAGTTAAAAGACAAAAATAAAGATAAAGAACCTAAAAAAGAGTCAAAAAAAACTTCTAAAGCGGAACTCAAGGATGCCCTTTCTGAAGAAGAATATACCGAAAAAAAGGCATATTATAATTATATCAGGGAGTTAATGGGTATTCCTATAGGTGAAAAGTTAGATGCAAAAATATATGTTATTTCAAATAATTATTATGAAAAATATGGAATGACTTGGAAAGAAATGTATCAGACTTTAGTTTACTTAAATGAAATTTTAGAATTTGATTTTGATAAAGAAAAAGGGATAATAGGTTTGATACCTTATTATTGTTCTTCAGCCAAAAGATTTTATCTTGAACTTGAAAAAATAAAAGATAAAAATAAAGATTTGGATATAACTGATACTTTCAAAGAAAAAATTATTTATATTAATCCACAACAAAGAACGGTAAAACAATTAAGTATTGAAGATATAGGAGAAGAATAAAATGGATTTGATTAATAGAAATAAAATTAATTTTCATGCTACTTGTGATAGTCTTAATACTCCAGAAGAAACAACAGCTTATGCTCTTGGTGTTTCAGATACATTAGATTATATTGACGAACTTCCGTCTGTTAATGAGAATTTTCTTTACATCCCTTATCCCATAGGAACATATGTAAAAATAAGGGATAAGACTTATCGTAGGGCAATTGTAGAAGCTTATGGACGGATTACAGGTTATCGTTATACAACATTAACAAAACCAACTCCAACTGCACAGATTGAACTTTCTGGCTATGAAAACAGTAGTTTTTCTGGAGTAACGAAAATTTTTCATTCACTTTTTTTTCTTGATAATTTAGAAATTTATCCTTTAACAAAAGAAGAGTATAAAAAATATTGTACTTTATTAGTTGAAAAAATGCCGAAGAGTGAATGGACAGATGAAGATGAATGCTTCTTAAATTGATTAAAGAGGTAAATATATGTATGAAAATTTATCAGATAAAAGAGCATATTCTAATACATTAGGCTGTCTAATGTTAGATACAACATTAATAGATGACATAGACAGACCACTGGATAGAACGGACTTCAATACAGAAGCTTTTTATGAATTAATATATGTTGCGATTTATAATTTGTATATGAATGGTTGTCAAACTATTGACGAATTTTCTATTGATTCTTATTTAAAAGATTATAAAAAGCAATATAGTATTTTTCAAGAAAACAATGGATTGGAATATGTAAATAGTGCAAAGGCTATTGCTGATTTAGGCAACTATGATTATTATTATCATAGACTACGTAAATATTCTTTACTGCGCTATTATGAAAAAAATGGATTAAATACGAGCTTTATTTATGACCCAAGTATGGTTGATAAAGCTTTAGACGAAGAAAATATTAAATTTGATAATTATACTGAGCAAGATATAGTTGATGAAATTGAAAACAAATTAATCATTGATGCAAAAACAATGTATTGTACTAATACATTGACAGATAATATTCAAGCAGGTGATGGAATGGATGAATTAATTAACAGCTTATTACAAACTCCTGATTTTGGATATTCTTTTGCATCATTAGCATTAAATACAGTTAGTCGTGGGGCTAAAGCAGGACGTTTAATTTTGCGTTCTGCTTCAACTGGTGTAGGTAAAACAAGAAACTTTTTAATGGACGCTTTAAAATTTGCCTGTCCATATACATATGATTTGAAAAAAGGAGAATTTGTTTATACAGGTAATTCAGTTCCTACTCTATTTTTGGGGACAGAAGGTTCTTTACAAGAGTTTCAAACTATTTGTTTAGCTTGTGTATCTGGTGTCAATGAATCTCATATTATTAAAGGCGAATATAAAAAAGGTGAATTGGAAAGAGTTAAACAAGCATCAAAATATATTCAAGAGTGTCCCTTATATCTTGTGTATTGTGACGATTATAATATCACAGATATAGAAAATATTGCGAAGAAATATGTATTGCAATATAAAATAGAAATTTTTATTTTTGATTATTTGCAAACAAGTTTAAGATTGATGACAGAAATGCGGAACAAAACAGCAGTTAGAATGCAAGAGTATCAAATCCTAATTGTATTTGTAACAAGGTTGAAAGCTTTAGCAGAAAGATTACAAATTTGTATTTTAACAGGTACTCAGCTTTCTAATGAAGCGAAAGAAGCAAGATATAAAGATTCTTCTGTAATTCAGGGGTCAAAAAGTATTCCTCAAAAATGTGATGTTTGTCTTATTATTTCTGAACCAAATCGAGCAGAGCAAAGTAAGCTTGAAACTTTGACAAGGAATATGGTAGGAATGCCTACTATTAATTTATTACAGTGGATATATAAGTGCCGTAGAGGGGAATATACAAGAGTCGTTATAGCATCACATGTAGATTTAGGAACAATGAGAATTAAAGATTGTTTTGTTACTAATTTTGATTTGGATGAAGTTATTAATATGGATTTTACGGATATAAAAGCTGTGGATAAAATGATTAAGGAACATAGTATAGATGCTAAAGTTGTTGAAGCGCAATTATCAGATAATCCAGAAGAGAATAATATTTCTTCTAATAAGATTAAAGAAAGTAAAATTGAAGAGGAAATTTCTTCTGAAGAAGAGAATGAAACTAAAAAAAGAAAATTTGATTGGTAAAGGAGTAATAAGTTATGTACTTAAATTATAAAGCGATAATAAATTCCCTTACCGAAGAAGATGTAATAAAAGTTTGTACTGCTCTTGGAAATGGTGAATATACAAGGGGAAGTCATGATAGTTTATGCTTTAATACATGTTTATGTCATGGTGGTGATTCACCTAATAAATTAGTATATTATCCTCATGATGCTGATGGAAATGGTACTGGTAGATTTAGATGCTATACTTGTGGAGATACTTATGGTATTATTGAGTTGATAATACGTGCGCATAGACAACAGGGTAAAACATTAACTTGGTATAAGGCTTTATATTTTTTAGCTAAGACTACAAATAAACTTATTGAATCTAATCCAGAGGATATAAAAACAAAAACAATTAATACAGATTTATCTTGGATGAATCGAATTAAGAATTTAAAAAATAAAAGAATCCATGCCGTTCCAAATTTAAAAACAGTGAATGAAAATAATCTTGAACTTTTTTGGTATGACCCTGACCCTTTGCAATCATGGCTAAATGAAGGTATCAGTAAAGAAGCCTTATCAAGATATGAAATTGGTTGGTATAGTTTAACAAATCAAATTACTATTCCAGTAAGGGATAAAAATGAAAATTTAGTAGGAATTAGATGTAGAAATTTAAATCCAGAAGATGTAGCTGTAGCTAAATATGACAATATGTTTATTAATGGACAAAAATTAAAATATTCAACTGGTTCGACTTTATATGGTATTTGGGTAACACAAGATAAAATAAAACAAAATAAAAAAGTAATGCTAGTTGAAGCTGAAAAATCTTGTTTACTTGCTTATACATATTTCAAAGATAATTCTTATGTTGTAGCTACATGTGGTTCAGCTATTACATTAACACAACAAAAAATATTACTAAATGATTTAAAAGTTTCTAAAATTATATATGCTCCTGATAGGGACTATGAAGAAGCTGATTCTTATGAAGCTGAGATTTGGTTAAATAAACAAATCAAAAAATTAGCCCCATTTGTTCCTTATTGTCAAGTGTATTTAATTGCAGATAGTAAGAATAGATTAGGTTTTAAAGATAGTCCATTAGATTGTGGCAAAGATATATTTTTAGAATTGTATGAAGAAAAAATAGAAATAACAATGGATGATGTAAAGAGAATTAAAGGAGAAAAATAATGAATTATATATTTTTAAACATATTTTTTATTATTAGTGCTATAGTTTTAATTATTTGTGGTTATTGGTTTGGTTATTATCAGGGATTTTTAAAAGGATATGACAAAGGATATAATGATGCAAAAGCGCAAAAAAAATAAATAAGAAAGGATAATATATATGAATGAAGCAATTTTAAAACCATATATAAGGGCAGTAGACCCAAAAAAAGATAAAGACTTACCAGTTTATTCTCACAGTGGAATTGAACAGTATTTGAATTGTCCTTATGCTTTTAATTTAAAATATAATGAGGATAAAAAGACGGATGATACAACATTAGCTTTAGAGTTAGGGTCGTTATTGCATAAAATCTTAGAAATTAAAGGTCATTGGGTGCATTTAGGTATTGACATTGACTATGATATGTTGTATAATACAATAGAAGTCGGTTATGAAGAGAAAGATGAAAAGACGCAAGAAAAATTAAGAGGTATCAAAGCTTTAAAACGTTCTTATTTTGATGATTGGTATGCAAGAGATAATGCGTCAGGAATGACATATGAAGATAAAATAAAATTATTTAAAGCAACTGTTCTTAAAAATGAAATGGCAAACAGTAAATGGAAACCAGTTTATTTTGAATTACCATTTGAGTTTGTTTGGAATAACAGATGTATTATACATGGCTTTATAGACCGTGTTGATATAAAGGATGGTGAGTTTAGAGTTGTAGATTATAAAACAAGTAAAAAGGTTTTTGATGATGCAAAAGTTAAAACCAGTCAACAGTTTGGAATTTATGCTTGCGCTATTTTAAATATGTTTGGGAAATTGCCCATAGAATATGAATATGATTTTATTCTTTTAAATCAAACACAACAGGCTATGTCAAAAGGTTGGGAAAAGCGTTTTATCAAGAAGATTGAGAAAGCTTTAGACAGTATTGATAAAAGTAATGCTACTAAAGTATTTAATCCTAAACCCTGTCCTTTATGTTATTGGTGTAATTATTGTGCTACAAATCCTAATGCTAAAGAATACAAAGATGAATGCGATTATTATAGTTTGTGGACACCGACAGAAAAGAAGTTTTCTGTGAATAAGGAATTTAATATTTTAGAACATCAACAACAAAAAGAAAAGCCTAAAGAAAAACGTAAAATTGTTTTTTAATTAAAATAAAAGGAGACTAAACATGAAAGATACAAAGCAGTATGAATTAAAACCTATGAATTATTCAATTAAAAGTACATGTGAAATTCTTGCGCATGATACATATTGCGGCTATGAATTTTGTATTATTAATCGTGGTACGCATCCTTGTGCATATATAAGGATTCCTAATGATAATAAATTATATCATTTTTATAGTGATGTATTAGAAGATATAATGCTTTGTCATGGTGGTATTACATGGGAATCAAATCATGTAAATGGTTTGTCTAAAGAAAATAAAAACAATAAAAAATGGTTAGGATGGGATTATGCTCATTGTTGTGATTATTTTCCTTATAATTTTATTCCCAATGATGATACCTGTAAAAAATGGACAACAGAAGAAATTTTTAAAGAAATAAAAGAAGTTATTGATAGATTAGAAAAATATAAAAAAGTTGAATTGAATTAATTTATAAGGAGTTAAGATGGGTAGGAAATATTTGGATGATATTGGGGAAGATTATTCATGGGTTTGGAAACCTGAAGGGTCTGAAAGGGATGAACTGTTTGAAAAAGAACGTGAAATCTATGGTTTTGATAGCCGTGAAACTTGGAATTTAGATTGTGTTTTTTATATGTGGTTATATGAAAGACTTAAAATGTTTGTAGAAATTGGTGGACAAGTGGTAAACCTTAATTATCACAAGTTCGATTTTAAGGGGAAAGAATATACTCAGCTTGAATTAATTAATATGATGATTGAAAAACTTGAATATTATTTTAACGAAGATGCTCGTGATAGTAAAATAGATGAATATAGAAAACAGGGAATGGGTATAGTTGAAGCTGATAATAAGGCTTATGAACCCATTAAAGAAATCGGTGAAATTTGGGCTTTAGTTCTTCCTGCAATGTGGTGGTAAAATATGAGTTATATTGGAGTACATAATCATACGGATATTGGTAGTAATCATGAATTTCGTGATTCAATTAATAAAGTAAAAGATTTAATTGATTATGCACATTCACTTGGGCATAAAGGAATCTGCATAACTGACCATGAATCTTTATCTGCCCATTTTAAAGCTTTAGATTATTATGAATCTAAAATGGATGAAGATAATTGGAAGGATTTCAAAATTGGATTAGGAAATGAAATTTATCTATGTCCTGAGTTTATTACAGCAGAAAATATAGGGAATAATTTTTATCCCCACTTTATTTTAATTGCTCTTGATGCTTTTGGGCATAAAGGATTACGTGAATTAAGTACAAAAGCATGGACTGAAAATTGTTTTTATTCTAAATGGAATAGAGTTCCTACTTATTATAATGATTTGGCTGAAATGTTAGATGTGTATAGAGGACATATTATTGGGTCAACAGCCTGTCTTGGGTCTAGCATTAATAGACAATTACTTCAATATAAAGAAAATCCTTCAGAAGATATAGTTGTGCGTATTCGTCAATGGTTAGCATTTATGGTTGATATTTTTGGAGAAGAAAATTTCTTTATTGAACTTCAGCCCAATCCTAGTGAAGAACAGGTTTTTTGTAATCAAAAATTACTTGAATTTGCACAGGAATATAATCTTCCTTATATTATTTCTACTGATGCACACTATCTTAAAAAAGAAGATAGAGCAATTCATAAGGCTTATATTACAGCAAACAAAGAAGATGACAGAGAAGTGGATTATTTTTATCAGACTACTTATGTAATGTCAGAAGAAGAAATTCATTCTTATATGGATGGGTATTTAGGCTATGATATTGTCCAAAAAGGTATTGATAATACAATGCTTATTTATGATAGACTTGAATATTACTCCATGAAAAAGGATTTGGAAATTCCTTTTCTTCCGCTTGATAGAACTGAACCTGATAAAAAATTAATAGATAAATATAGTAAACATATTCCTTTATTACGAGAATTTGCTGAATCTGAATACGAATCTGATAGACATATGATTCGTGAAATGCTCAAAGGTATTGAAAAAGATGAAGTATATCAAACAGAAAGAGGATATAACGCTACCAATGAATGTTTATCTTATATAAAACAATCTTCTGAAAAAATGGGAGTTAGATGGTCAGCATATCTTGACCAAATGGCAGATTACATTAATATTATTTGGGATTGTGGTAGTGTTGTAGCTGTAGGTCGTGGTTCTGTTATTGGGTTTTGTATTGCTAATCAAATGGGAATCACACAGATTAATCCTTTAAGAGAAAATACAGCTACATTTCCTTGGCGTTTTTTGAATCCAGAACGGGCTAGTATACTTGATATTGATACAGATGTTAATCCTATTTTTAGAGATAAGATTATAAATAGATTTAAAGAAATTTATGGTGCTGATAAAGTATCCAAAGTTCTTACTTATTCTACTGAAAAAAGTAGGAGTGCTATATTAACGGCAGGTCGTGGTATTGGACTTGATAATGATTTAACTTCTTATATTGCTTCTTTGGTAGTGTTTGATAGAGGTAATCCTCGTTCATTAAAAACAATGTACTATGGTGACGAAGATAACAAACCTGTTCAGGAATTTGTTAATGAAATGAATGACCATCCCGACCTTTGGGAAACTGCTCAAAAACTGGAAGGTCTTTGTTCAGGTATTGGTTCTCATGCAGGTGGGGTTATTATTTGTGACAAATCATTAATTGATACTTGTGCGTTAATTCGAACTAAATCTGGGGATGTAATTACTCAATATGACCTCCATGAAGATGAAGCAATGAGTCTTATCAAGATTGACCTCTTAGCTACTAATGCAGTATCTAAGATTCAAGAGTGTCTGGAACTGTTATTAGATAAAAGTAAGATTGAATGGCAAGGTAGTCTTCGTGATACATATGAAAAATATATTGGTGTATATAATCTTGAAAGATATGCTGAAGATATGTGGAAATTGTTATGGGAACATAAAGTTATTAGTGCTTTCCAAATGGAAAAAGAATCAGGAAAACAAGCATTAGCTTTAGTTAAACCACATTCTGTAGATGACTTAGCGACTATTAATTCTGTTATACGACTTATGCCACAGGAAAAAGGGGCTGAAACTCCATTAAGTAAATTTGCAAGATTCCATGAAGATATTACCGAATGGTATCAAGAAATGACAGATTATGGATTAACAGAAGAGGAACAGAATATTCTTAAAAATATTATTGGTGTTTCGTATGGTATTTGCGAAGCACAAGAATATTTAGTTCTTTTAACAACACATCCTGATATAGGTGGTTTTAGTTTATCTTGGGCAGACTCTTTACGTAAAGCTGTTGCAAAAAAGAATCCTAAAGCATTTGATGAATTAGAAAAACAGTTTTTTAAAAATGCGGTTGAAAAAGGATTAAGTAAGAATTTAGTTAATTATGTTTGGAATGTATTAATTAAAACTCAGCGTGGGTACGGGTTAAATCTTTAATTAGACCCTCTTATACAGTAATGTATATTAAAAAACTCTTTAAATTGCGGGAAACTCCTTAGAGCATTAGTAACCAAGTTTAATTAGTAATAATTAAATGGCAAATAGTAATGTATTTGGTAAGGTAACAGCACTAATGATTGGACAATCCGCATCAAAATCTCTCAAACAAATTGTATAGAAATGGAGGGAAAATGGGATGTAAAAGATTAAGTGATGAAGACGAAAAAAAACTTGTGGACGAATATTTAAAAGGTGTTGCTGTTAAACAATTAATGATTAAATATGGTTTTGCAAGTAAAAAGTCTATAATAGATAAAGTAAAGAAGTATTATCCAAATTATAAAGAGATGTTAGAACAGGCTAAAGAAAATCGAAAAACATATTCATTAGATTTATCAAAAATTGATAGTCCATTTAATGCGTATCTTATTGGATTATTATTAACAGATGGCTATATTATTGATAATAATAAATTTGGTTTGCAATTAACAGATGAAGATTGTATTCGATTTATTTCTGAAGCAACTAATAATCCATATTATTCGTATAAAACAAAAGAATATAAAACAGAATATAGAATTGTATTTAGTGGCTCTCAATATATTGAGCAATTAAAAAGATATAATATTACTGCGAAAAAATCATATACTGTTAAAGGATTTGATTTTTATGAGGACGAAATTAAATATATCCCTTTTTTAATTCGTGGAATTATTGATGGGGACGGATGTATTCATAAAACTACTAAAGGAAGTGTAAGTTTTTATATTTGTTCAATGTCTTATGACTTTATTTTATGGATACAAGAAATATTGGAAAAACGGTTTTTTATGGAAGATACTCATATAAAACAAAGTAATATAAATAATATTTGGATAGTTGAAACTTCTTTACAAACTAATATTTTTAAATTAATGGCAATTGTTTATGACAGACCTTATGGTATGTCTCGTAAATATAATTGTTTGAGAGAGATGTTCAGAGACTATAATAAGAGTAACCAACAAAATTTTATTTGGAATGATGTTGGTTAATGGTATAGTCCAGACCGCAACCTTAACAGGGCTTGGGAAACCAAGTGCGGTAAAGTAATAAGTCCCATACACTTGCTTATTCAATGATTCTTTTGCAGGAATTAAATCTTAACTATAGATGGAATCCTATTTATTGGCAAACAGCTAATCTTATTGTAGATTCTGGTTCGTTGGACAATAATTCAAATGATGCTACAGATTATGGCAAGATAGGTATTGCGATTGCAAATATTAAAAAAGAAAATGTTAATATTGAAATTCCATTAATTAATGAAGCAGGATTTGGTTTTGAACCCGATGAAAATAATAACAGAATTATTTTTGGCTTAAAAGCAATAAATGGAATTAATACAGAAATATCTCAAGCTATTATTCAGAATCGTCCATATAGTTCCATGGAAGATTTTGCAAGTAAACTTTTAGATACTGGAATTATTAAAAATGCTCAAATGATTAAATTAATTAAAGCAGGTTGTTTTACTGAACTTCATAGTCCTAATAAAGAGATTACAATGGAATGGTATTTAAAAAATTATAAATATAATCCACTTAAAAAATTAACACTAAGTCAGTTACCTGCTTTAAGAGAGAAAAAACTTATTCCAGAAGCTTTTGACAAGTGTGTCAAGATATTAATTTTAAAAGATTACATCTTAGACGATGAAGGATTTTATGCTAATTATATTGACCCTAATAAGAAACCTTTAAAACGTGGTTATCATGATAGATATTATATTTTAGATGATAATAGTCAACCTATTTTTAAAGATTATTTTTCTGAGAATTGTATAGTTGGAGTACAAGGGGAATATTATTTAGTATCAGAAAAACAGATTGATAAAGAAGCTAAAGTATTTATAGAGCCTTTTAGAGAATGGATGAATAGTGCTGATGCTATTAATAGATATAATTTAAGTTGTTTCTTAGATGTATGGGAACAATATGCAAACGGAAGTAAAGCACATTGGTCTATGGAGTCTTTGACTTATTATGACGAAGAACACGAATTAGAAAATGTAAACGAATCTTTATATGGAATAGTTAACTTCTTTGATTTACCTGAAGAACCTGTAGCGTATGACTGGTATACAAGATGGATTAACGGTGAAAGAAAAGTATTTCCTAAATATAATATTAGCCGTATAGCAGGTACAGTGATTAATGCAGATAATAATCATCATATGGTATCTTTATTAACTAAATATGGATTAGTTAATGTAAAAATGAATAAAGGGCATTATGCTTTTTATAATAAACAGATTTCTCAGGTTGATGAAGATAATAAAAATAAAAAGCATAAAATAGAAGATAGTTGGCTTAAACGTGGTCAGATGATTATTGTTTCTGGTATTAGAATGGGAGATACTTTCTATCCCAGAATTTATAATGATACAATTTATAAACATACAGTTAGTTTAATTAAAGAAGTTAATAAAAATGGAACTTTATTATTACAAAATGAAAGGACAAAAATATAAATGAATAATACAAATAATGAATCTATTAGTTGTATTGCTACAGTTGAAAGAATCAGGTATTATAAAGATAATTTTGGGATTATTGTTTGTTCAGTTGATAGGATTGATTCAGGTGAATTAGACAAAGATATTCGAGAAGACGAAGTTGTTTTTAAAGGCACTATGCCTACTCCTATTGTTGGTAATATGTATAATATTACTGCGGATTATATTAAAGACCTCAAGTGGGGTGGGCAATATAACATTAAAGCTATGTTTACTGCGGTATCATTTGATACCGCAGATGGTAAAAAAAGATTTTTGTCAAGTATTTTTACAGAATATCAAATTGATGCCATGTATGAAGCTTTAGATGACCCATTTGACGCTCTTCAAAATGAAGACTATAATAAACTTGTACAAATTAAAGGATGTGGCTTAAAAACAGCTTCTACATGGGTAGAAAGATTTAAAGAAAATATTAATTTAGCAAAAATATTTCTTGAATTAAAAGATTATGATTTGACTAATGCTATGGTAGATAAATTGCTTGAAAAATATCATTCACCAGACCTTATTGTAGATAAAGTAAAGAATAACCCTTATGTTTTATGTACTGAAGTTAATGGAATTGGTTTTAAAAAAGCTGATGAGATTGCTTTAAAAGGTGGAATTGGACTTTATAGCACAGCGAGAATTGGTGCTTTTATTCAGTATTATTTATCTAACTGTGGAGAAAATGGACAGTCATGGATTACTCCTGACCATTTATTGGGTGCAATTCTTGAAACATTAGGAGAAGACGTTCCTGATAAAAATATATCAGAAACAATAAGCGAATTAATTGAAAATAATATATTGTGGCACAATGAAGATAAAAGTAAAATAGGATTACGTTATTATTACGATTTAGCTACTAATATTGCTACTGAATTAATTCGGTTAAGAAATGCTAAATGTGATTTTTCTTATGATAATTGGGAAGAAGTGGTTAGACACAACGAAAGAATACAAGGTTGGGAGTATACAGATGAACAATTAAGAGCGATTAAGTCTGCTTTTGATAATAATGTTATTATTATTACTGGTGGGGCAGGATGCGGAAAAACGTCTACGGCTTCTGCAATCTTAGAAATATTTAAAAATAATTCTCATGCTTTATGTGCTTTATCTGGAAAAGCTTCTTCTATTTTAGGTGAATATACAGGAGAAGAAAGTTCTACTATTCATAGATTATTGGGATTCAGGAATGGTGGATTTATTTATGATTCTGAAAATCAACTTCCATATGATATTATTGTTGTAGATGAAATTTCTATGGTCGGTGCGAGATTATTTTATTTTTTAATTCGTGCAATTAAATCTGGTGCAAAATTAATCATGTTGGGAGATGATGGACAGCTTGAAAGTATTGGGTGTGGTAATATAGCCAATAATATGCTTAGTTCTCCTGAAATTTGTCATAATATTTTGACAAAAATACATAGACAGGCATCAAAATCTGCTATCATTACTGAAAGTATTAAAGTTAGACAAGGAACTCAACTTATTAGTAAGGAATGGGCAGGAAAAGAAACAAGGGGTGAATTGCAGGATTTTGATTTAATATGTTATTCTGATGCCAATAATACTTATTATAAAGTTATAGAAGAATTTCAGAAACTTAGGGCGAAAGATGATTTTGATATTATGGAAACACAAATTATTGTTCCTGTTAAAAATAGAGGAATGGCTTGTACAAGTGAATTAAATAATATTTTACAAGAGTTATGTAATCCATCTGATGGAAGAAAAGTGCAAGTGACAGTACGTAGAAATGGACGTAATCAGATTATTCGTGAAGGCGATAAAGTAATTTGTAAGAAAAATAATTATAAAGTTGAACCAAATATTTTTAATGGGAATACTGGTATTTTAAAAGCAATTACATATAATGATTTTGATGACGAAGTATGGATTATTGATTTTAAAGGAATTGGTGTTGTAGAATTACCTAAAAAATATTGGGGAACAATAGAATTAAATTATTGTGGAACAGTACATTCAAATCAGGGTTCGCAGTATAATAATATTATTATTGGGCTTGATTTTTCTTCCTATAGTTTATTGACCAGAGAACTTGTATATACAGCTATTACAAGAGCAAAGAAAAAGTGTATTATGATTGCACAAAATTCTGCTCTTCGGTATGCTGTAGGTAATAAAGCATTGTCACAAAAACAAACACATTTAGTTGAAGCTTTACATGATGTAGCGCACCCTAAACTTGTGTTCTAATTGTCAGTCAAGTCTGTATATTTAACTAAAAATTTTAAATATACAGACTTGACAAATGACTCAAAATGTGGTAGTATTAATATTATACACAACAATATATGGTAGTTAAAGGAGATAATATGAAAACGATATTTAATGCTTTTATTGATGATTGGACAAGGGTGAAGAATCATTGTCGTACTACTGATAATAAGGATTTTACAGAAAAAGAAGCCACAGATACTTTTAAAAAGAAACTTCTTATTTCTGAGCATAGTCCTATTAGACTTCTTGAATTTGATTGGTCTTGGAAAGGGATTCCTTATTGGGTAGCTACGCATTGGGTTAGACACAAATTCGAAAAATTCCAATCAACACAAAGAACGGATAGAACAGGACATGATAGAAGAAAGAATCCGCAAGATGAGCCTGTTAATTTTGACGGGTATGCCAATGAACAGAACCTTATTGATGCGTGGAGAAAACGTCTTTGCTATTGTGCCAGTCCTGAAACTAGAGAATACGCTGAAGACTTTAAAGCAACTCTTCATAAAACTCATCCTTTTGAAGCGGATGTATTAGTTCCTAATTGCATTTATAGATGTGGTTGTCCAGAATTTAAAACATGTGGTTATCTCCAAAAATTCTGTCACGACCATCCAGATTTTGATTTAACTGATATTCAAGCAAGATATGATGCTTATAATCAAGATTTTTATTCTAAACATGAAACAACAGAATCTTAATATAAAAAAATAATGGATAATGGAAGAGGTTTACTTTTAATAATGAGTATAGTAACTGTATATCAGATTATACAAACTATACAAAATATCATACAACTTATACAAGAATTTATTAAAGGAGAATAAAATGGATAAAAAAAATACTATTCCTTATTTTAGAGCCAAAGTTTTAAATAAGGATTGTTATGTTGAAGGGTTTTATATGGCTTATCCAGATACAACTTATTGTTTTATTGAAGACTATATTAGGTCTCCTGTAAAAATTATACATTGTATAGTTAATCATCGAATGACTGATTGGGGATTACCTAATGAATCAAGAATTATTGAAATAGATATTGATACATTAGAACAAATAGGCTATTTTGATTCTCAAAGAAAAGTATATAAAGATGAGCCTTGGATAGAATTAGTGGATATAAAGGAGAGTCAAAATGAGTTATAATGGAATATATTGTTGCACAAAAGATAAAAATAATTGTCCTAAAAAGGATACTTGTTATAGATACAATAATCCTGATAATAATCCTTGTGCGACTTTATATAAAGTAGCTTGTACAGAAGAAAATGGTCGTTTGTTGTATAAAGAATTTTTATATACAAAAAACGATATTAAAAAGGAAGAAGAAAGTGAGGTGAATAAGGTATCAAATGAAGGTTGATTATTCAAAAAGACCCATAAATTTAGATATGAAAATGGTCAAAAAAGGCACTGACGAGTATGACTACTACCAATCTAACTATGAAGAGGTTAGATTACCTGATGCAATTTATCTTGGTGAATGTGAAACAGAATCTGAAGCATGGAATTTATTAAAAAAATATTTAGAAGATAATGGGAAAAGGTGTCCTTACTATTATCGTTGTAATTATTATGGCAATTTAATTGAAATTGATTATGGCAGTTGGACATATTTTGCTTATATATATGATTTACCAGAAGATAAAAAAGAATTAATTAAACTTAATAAAGAAATTTTTAGTTCATACATAGAGGAGTAAAAGATGTTAGCATATAATTTAAATGATTTAAGTAATGTAAAACCCCTAGTTGATATTTGTGAAAAATATAAACCTTACTTTAATGTAGATATTATTCATGGACATTATGTGGTTGATGGTTGTAGTTATTTGGGGATTTGTTCAATGTGTCCCAATATTGTTTCTATTGTGCCTGTTCTTCCAGAAATTATTGATGAAGGAACAAGAACTAAATATTTTCAATTTAATCAAGAAATAATGAAATTGGGCAGAGAAAGTCATGAATCTAATTGGGCAGAGAAAGTCATGAGTCTAAGGAGCGTCTAAGGAGTAAGATAAGATATGTTATTAATTATTGGTGGAAAATCTGGTTCTGGAAAAGATAGTGTTGTTAAAGAATTTGAGAAAAATGGTTGGAAAAAAATTATTAAATACACTAATAGACCTAAAAGAGAGGGCGAAATTGATGGAGTAGATTATCATTTCGTATCCATTAAACTTATGGAAACAATACCTTTTATTTTTAAACAATCTTTTGTAGTAGCAAATGGTGATACATGGTATTATGGTTTTCCTATGGAACACATAATACTTCCCGATAATAAAAATGATAAATATATAACAATTATGACTCCATTTGAATATAATAGTTTTCTTAATATGACAAAGGAGTTTAAAATAATAGGAAAAGATTTTATTTCTGTACAAATTGATATTCCAGATGACATACGAAAAGAACGTTTAATTAAGCGTGGAGATAATATAGAAGAAATTAATAGAAGAATTAAAGCAGATAACAAAGATTTTGAAGGATGGGAATTAAAACATAGAAAAGAAAGTCAATTTCCTTTATTTTATATTCGTGATGGAATAGGAGATAGAACTCCTGAAGATATTTATAATACAATTATTAAAATGATGGAATCATAGAAAGGAGTCACACATGGACGTAGTTTTATATTCAACAGATGGATGCCCTAAATGTAATGAAATAAAAAAGGGACTCGATAAAAAGAAAATTGATTATATTCTTATTCATGGGGAAGAAGCTGAGAATGAAGTAATTAAAATGGGATATAATTCAATGCCTATTTTAAAAGTAGATGATAGAATTATGAAATATCCAGAAGCTTATAACTGGTTAAGAAAAGAGGTTTGATATGGGATTAGAGCAATATAGAAAAAATATAGAATATATACAAAGATATAGAAAAGCTTCTAATGCGGCTACAGGTAGTAAGTTTGATGCTAATGCTAATGTAGAAAATAAAAATATTACTACCATGATGGGAGAATTACCCAAAGAAGATATAATTGGAACTAATAGACTTCTTATGTATGATAAAATAACTGAAATATTTGACAACTATCTTGCTCAAAACTATTTAGAACAACTTAATGAACATTTAATTTATAAACATGATGAAACAAGTTTATATCCTTATTGTGTCAGTATTACCATGTATCCTTTTATTTCTAAAGGGATGAAAGATATAGGTGGTATTTCAGAAGCACCTAAAAATTTACAGTCTTTTTGCGGTTCTTTTATTAATTTAGTATTTGCTGTTGCCGCTCAATTTGCAGGAGCAGTTAGTACCCCAGAATTTTTAACATATATGGATTATTTTATTCGTAGAGAATATGGGGACGAATATTATAAACATACCAAAAAGGTAGTAGATTTATCTAAAAGAGGACGAACATTAGATGATGTAATTACAGGTTATTGGCAACAAATTATTTATTCTATTAATCAACCTGCCGCCGCAAGAAATTATCAAAGCGTATTTTGGAATATTGCTTATTTTGATGAACCATATTTTAATGGTATTTTTGAAGATTTTGTTTTCCCAGATGGTACTGCCCCTAAGTGGGAATCAGTTAATTGGTTACAGAAACGATTTATGATTTGGTTTAATCAAGAAAGACTTAGAACTATTTTAACTTATCCTGTTGAAACATTTAATTTATTAAATAATGAAGAGGATTTTGTAGATAAAGATAATGCTGATTTTGTTGCAGAAATGTGGAGTAAAGGGCATTCATTCTTTATGTATAATAGTAATAGTGTAGATTCGTTGGCTTCATGTTGCAGACTTCGCAACGAATTACAGGACAATACTTTTTCATATACGCTTGGAGCAGGTGGTGTTTCAACAGGTAGTAAAGGTGTTATTACACTTAATTTTAATCGTTTGATTCAAAATACCATTAAAGATAAAGAACATATTGATTGGGATGCTTTAGATAAAGCAATTAGAGATGAAATTAAAACAATTCACAAATTCCTTATTGCTTATAATGAAATTGTTAAGGATAATCTTAAAGCAGGTATGTTACCTGTGTATGATGCAGGATATATTAATATGTCTAAACAATTTCTTACAATAGGTATTAATGGTTTAATTGAAGGAGCAGAATATTTAGGAATTGATATATCTACAAATGATAAATATTTTGATTTTTGTACAAAATGTTTAAAACCTATTTATGAAGAGAATAAAAAGGCTAAGACTAGAGACTTAATGTTTAATACTGAATATGTTCCTGCTGAGAATCTCGGTGTTAAAAATGCTAAATGGGATAAAGAAGATGGTTATTTTTCTCCTAGAGATTGTTATAATTCATATTTTTATCGTCCAGAAGATGAAACTTGTTCTCCTGTTGATAAATTAATTTTACATGGTAAACAAACCACAAAATGGTTAGATGGTGGTTCAGCTTGCCATATTAATCTTCAAGAACATCTTTCTAAAGAACAATATAAAAAGTTAATGAAAATAGCAATTAAAACAGGTTGTTCTTATCTAACATTTAATATACCCAATACTATTTGCAACGATTGTGGAAATATTAGTAAACATCGGTTTGAAAAATGTCCTAAATGTGGTTCTGAAAATATTGATTATGCCACAAGAATAATTGGATATTTAAAAAGAGTTTCTAAATTTTCTGAACAAAGACAAAAAGAAGAAGCTAAGAGGGTTTATTGGGATGATACCAAAGTTAAAGTATGTTAATTATGGAATTGTACTTGAAGAAGTTCCAGATGAAATTAGTTTAGCAATTAATATTAGTGGATGCCCTTATAGGTGTGAAGGATGTCATTCAAAATATCTTTGGGAATATACTGGTAATTATTTAGAAGAAGATTTAGATAAAATAATTGAACCTTATAAAGAATATATAACGTGTATTTGTCTTATGGGTGGAGACCAAAATATTTCTGAATTATATAAAATATGTGAATTAATTAAAAATAAATATAATTTAAAAATTTGTATTTATTCTGGACATAATACAAGAGCTATATTCACTAAATTTATTGCTGATGAACTATTAGATTATTTAAAAATAGGTTCTTATATTCGTGAATTAGGTGGTTTAAATAATCCGACTACAAATCAAAGAATGTATAAAATAGAGAATAGAACAATAAAAGATATTACAAAAAAATTTCAACATACTACTTGACAAAAGCATAATAATAAGCTATAATAAGAATATACCAAAGTTCGAAAGGCAGTATCTTGAACATGGTACTGCCTTTTATATTCACAAAAAAAGGAGGAAAAATGAAACCAATTAGCTACAATAGTCAATATAAGAATAAGTATTATGTTCCAAAAAAAGTTCGAGAAAATTTGTATAGAAGGGGTTTTAGATACAGCTTCTTAGATGATGGATATGCGCTAAAATTTCCAATTGATACTTATAAAAATATTCCAACCTTATTTGCGAGAATTGTGGTTAATGATTATACAAATGAAGTTAGAATAAATGTAGTTAATGGGTCTAACGAACCTTATCCTGCTTTTTATAAGTGTGAAAATAAAGGATATATTAACTATTTAAACAGAGTTTGCACTACAATTAATAAGCGTATGAAGCGCATGGGATTTAAAGTAAAACATAAAAAAGAAAAAGAAAAAATAATTTTTGAATATGAAAATCCTAAACAGATTTTTAAATAAATAATGAAAAAAAAGGAGATTAAAAATGAATATGGCAGATGGATTCAATAATATGTTTAATGGTATGTTTGGTAAAATTCAGAGTGGTCAGTGTAGACTTGCTATGAATGGACGTATTGCAGTAAAGACTTCTACTGGTTATAAAACTTATGACCTTAAAAAGAATAGGCTTACTAACTGTAACAATTTTGTATTTAATGGTATGGATGAATTTTTCTTTGTCATTCCTACTAATAAAGCCCAGAGGGGAGATATTATTCTTGTTCAGGGTCAGCCTAGATGCGTTGTTAAAGTAGAAGATAACCAGATTACTGTTGTTAATTACGAAAACAATACAGTAGAAACTGTTCTTCCTGAAAGACATGTATTTATGGGTAATACTTATTTCTACGGTAAAATTATATCTCTGTTTGGCGGTACGAATTTTAAAGGCAAGAATGGTATGAATAACATTATGAAATACATGATGCTTTCTGAAATGATGAAAGGTAATGGCGGTAATAATAACAACATGTTTGGTAACATGATGCCTTTTGTACTTATGAGTAATAATGGTATGGATATGTTTGCAGGTCTTTTTGATTTTGAAGATTCTGTTATTGATATACCTTTCTCTTTGACGGAAGATAATGATACAGACGATACTGATGATTCTGATGATACAGATAATGATGTAGATGGAGGTGATAAGTAATGGGTAGCGGAAGTTATAGTAAAGACGATTTTATAAGTTATACTAGTGCGACAAAACGTGATGCAATTTTTGATAGTTTAGGAAGGATTACCAATAGTTATTCTGAACAAGATGTTTTTAAACAGACTAATCTTTCTTCTACATTAAATCCTTATAATGTTATGCGTGAATGTTGTGACACAGAAGAGCATCCTAACACAATTCCTGTAATTCTTGCTCTTGATGTTACTGGTTCTATGGGTTCTGCTTCTCTTGAAGTAGCTAAAAGTCTTAATGTGATTATGGAGAATTTATATAAGAATATTAAAGACATTGAATTTTGCATTATGGGTATTGGTGATATGGCTTATGACCGTTGCCCTGTTCAAATGTCCCAATTTGAATCTGATATTCGTATTGCAGAAAATGTAGATGCTATCTATCATGAACATGGTGGTGGGGGTAATTCCTATGAATCTTATTCTTTAGCATGGTATATGGGATTACATCATACTAGTCTTGATTGTTGGAAACGTAATAAAAAAGGTATTATTATTACATTAGGAGATGAGAATCTTAACCCTTATATTCCAGTAGTAGGTTATAAAACTACAATTGAAAAATATATAGGGGATGATGTACAAGGAACTATTGAAACCAAAGACCTTTATGAAGAAGCATCCAAAAAATTTGATATTTACCATATTCATGTAAATCATTCTCATAGTAGTAATATGAGAGAGAAAGATGCTGTTACTACTTTCGGTGATGTTATTGGGGCAGATAAGGTTAAAACTGCCACATTAGAAACGTTACCCGATACTATTGTAGATATTATTGTAAATGCTAGTGATAATAATTATGTTGCACCTGAAAATAATTCTAGTGGGGGTATTGCTTGGGTATGACAAAAAATGTCAAAGTAATAATTGGTGCGAATTACGGTGACGAAGGAAAGGGATTGGGGACAGATTACTTCTGTTCCCTTAACCCTGAATCTACTATTGGTGTATTGACTAATGGTAGCGCACAAAGAGGACATACTGTAGATACAAAAGATGGACATCATCATGTATTCCATCATTTTAGTTCAGGCACTTTCAATAATATTTCTACTTATATATCTGATTCTTTTTTAATTAATCCTATGGCTTTTGTTAAAGAGTACAATGAATTAATGGCTAAAGGTTTTCAGCCTAAATATTATATTCATCCAGATTGTCGTGTTGTCACACCTTTTGATATGATGTGTAATCAAGTTGACATGAAGAAAGAAGAATCTCATAATTCTTGTGGCATGGGAGTATGGCGAACTATTAACAGATATAGAAAAGATAAAGAAATAAATCTTAGTATTCAAGAATGGTTTAATTTAATTTTAAATAATAAAGAACAAGCCTTTCAAGAATTATATAATATATTTTTATATTATTATGAAGATATAGATGGGTATTGTACTGGTATTAATATTACTAATTTGATAAAACATTTTATACTTGATATTTGTTTTGTAGTAGATAATGCCATACTTGTTGCAAAAGATACCGAAATTTTAAATAATTTTGAAACAGTAGTTTTTGAAAATGGACAGGGATTAGCATTAAGTGATGATTTTTGTTCAGAAGACGAGTTCGAAAAAAACTACTTGACTTCTACTATCACAGGTGCTATAATACCTTATGAAATCATTGAAAGAAATTTTAATAATGCTAATGTTGAAATATGTTATGTAACTAGAACTTATTTAACTAGACATGGAGATGGATGGTTTATTGAACTTGATAAAAATAATCCGATTTTTTTATTCGATTATACCAATATTTATAATCCATTTCAAGGAAGATTAAGATATAGCTATTTTACTCCTATATTAATTGCAGATATGTTAGATAGAATTACAGATGACTTTTTTAAAATTTTTACATATCAACTATTTACAATTGATAAAAATAATTATATATGCTCTATATTAGTTACACATTGGAATGAAAAGCTAGAAATTCATGAAAAATTAGCATCAGAAATTACACAGTATATAAATTATTTAAAAAAATATAAATATAATGGGAATTTTTATATATCTGATTCTAAATGCAGAGATTCTGTAAGAATATATAATAAAAAAGAATTAGAAAAGGAGAACAAATGAAAAAGAAAGAAACGATTTATGTAATTCCTGCACATATCCTTGAAAAATATGCAAAAGCGTATTACTTGGTAGAAGCTATGAATGAGGATGGGATTTTTGATAATCTGGGGGATAGTTTTATTATTGATTATATTGATAATAATTTCCCTGATAAAGATTACAATGACCTTGATGACGTAGTAAAACATGAAGATATGCTTTACTGGAAATCTATCAATGCTAAAGATTGTTATGAAAGAGAAGATAAGAAGAAAGGGAGTAAATAATATGATTAAAATGAATATTTCACTTGATAAAGGGGCTTTTCTTCCAGAAAAGAAACATCCTAATGATGCAGGTTATGATTTAAAAACACCTTTTGATTTTTCTATTGCTATGAATAGTAGAATGTTTATTAACACAGGAGTTCATGTAGAACTTCCCCCTAATACAGTAGGTATGGTTAAGTCACGTTCTGGTCTTAATAAAAATTCTGGTATCCAATGCGAGGGAGTAATTGATGAGAATTATAGAGGAGCAATTGGGATTGTCCTTTATAATCATTCTAATGAACCTGTTGTATTTAAGAAAGGTGATAGAATTGGTCAGCTTGTGATTCTTCCTTGTGTTTATACTGAACTAACAGTTGTCGATGAATTAACAGATACTGATAGAGGTGAAGGCGGTTTTGGTAGTACAGGGGTAAGTTGAAGGGGGCTAAAATGCATTTTTTCTTAAACAATATATTTATACCAACTTTTATATTTATAGCCTATATATTTGGTGTAGTTGCTTCTATAATGCTTATACTTTATTGCATAGGTCTCATTCTAGACGCAAAATATTCATTAGAAACACAATTTAGATGTCATAAAAAAGAAGTAGAAAGGAGAAAGAAACGAAATGATTGTACTTGAAGTTAAAAATTTAATTGCTATTGTTGTTGCTATTTTTGTACTTTTTAGTGGTGTATTACTTTTTACTCCATTTGCTAAAGTATTTGAGAATCTTACTAAAAAGCATTTTATTGTAGGTTGGTTTCTTCTTATGATTTCTTTGATTGCAAATATTCTTTCTTAGAATATTAAATAAAGGAGTAAAATAATATGGGAAGATTACTAGAAAGATTAGTACCTATATATGATATTATAGGACATTATCATATGACAACTTGTCCAGATTTACGAATAGGACAGTTATTTTCTAATTTTGAAGTATGGTTAGAAAAAGAAGTTGGAACAGATATTTATTATTTAGAAGACTATAGATTTTTAGAATATTTAGAAAAATATTTAGATTCAATTACTTATATTAAAAAAAATAAGGATTAAAAAGGAGATTAATAAATGATTGGTTTAATTATTTTAGGAATTGTTATTATTGGTGGAGCATTAATATTTATGGGTCTGTCAGAAGAAGTTAATTTATTTGGGGTCATTGGAGTTATTGTTGGTCTTATTACTCTTATATTAGGATTCTCAATCAGTTTTGTCCCTACAGGATATATTGGTATTAGAACTGCATATGGACAAATTGCAGGAAATCCTGTTTCGTCTGGTCTTCATTTTCATGTACCGTTCGTAGAAGATATTCATAATATGAACTGTAAACAGCAAGAAATTGTTTTTGGTGAAGGACAGATTTGGTCTGAAACTTCTGAACGTACCGAAGTATATGCTGAAAATATTGCAATTGATTATCAGATTAACTCTGAATATGGCGCATGGATTTGGTCGAATGTTGAGGAATGGGATACTAATCTTGTTAAAAGGACTTCTGTTGAATCTGGACTTAAAGCGGCTTTCAAACAGTATAATGACGCTGATGTAACAGATAGAAGTAAAATTGAAAAAACGGCTAAAGAATGTATTCAGGAATCTTTAGACACAAAATATAATAATCGAGTTGTTACTGTTATTAGCGTAACAATTAGCAATATTAACTTCTCTGATGCTTATAATGATGCTATTGAAAAAAAGGCACAGGCTAAACTTTCTGCTGAAGCACAGGCTTATGAGAATCAGAAAGCTGTTGACCAAGCAAAGGCAGAAGCTGAAAAACGAAAAATTGAAGCTGAAGGTAAGGCTGAAGCTAAGATTATTGAAGCTGAAGCTGAAGCTGAAGCCAATAAAAAGATTGCCAATTCTATTACAGAAAAAACTCTACAAAGAGAATGGATTAAAAAGTGGGATGGTAAGACACCTGTAGTAGTAAGTTCTGATGGTAATATTATGTATGGCATTGAAACTACTGAAAATAAAGAAGAATAATTTTAACTAGAATATATTTTACTAAAACATAATTTAGTAAAAACAAAAAAGGGGGATACCAACCTACTCGGCTAGTACCCCCCTAATTTTATTTCTGATTCTGATTTAATTGGTCTTGTAACCCCATTTCACTTAAATCAGCAAAATCAGCATTATGAATATGGTCAGAATATCTGCGTCTAATTTCTTTAATTGACGCTTCAATTACACCATTTTTCCTATTATATTTTTTAATATACTCTTCGTATTCATCACATTCCATTATCATAAAATCAAAAGCTTCTTTCGTATAATGTTTCCCACCCATACCGTCTTCAACAAACTGCAATATTCTTGCTCTTTTTCTTTTTATTGAACTATCTCGGCTTTCTTCTACGTGTTCTGTTAATTTAGCATCTAAACTATCAACTTTTTTTATGATATGTGAATTTAATCTGTCTCCTATCCAACCCAAGAGGAAATCCCAAGGATTTATTTTGATAGGGGCTATTTGAATTATTGTCATTAAAACGAGAATTAACGCTACTATAAAACCTGTTGCTCCTGTCATTTCTGATATATTTATCATTTCAAATAAGTCCTGTAAAGACATAACGAGTTTCTTTACCCTTTATCCTTTCTTAATATAATTTGAACTTACAAATCCAAATTTATTAGAACACTCAATGTAATACCAAGTTGTCCCATTATCATCTAAGATAGCATCACAGACATTTACTTTAGAACCATTGGTTAAAGGACTAAAAGATACTTTATCATTTTCAGTTCCTGCCCATTCTCTAACATTTAAAGAAGACGCTGTAACTGTTCCAACAAATTTTGTCGTTTTATTAGGAGAAAAAGTACCAGATACTGTAAATATAGTGGCAGATTTTCCTTTTAAAGAATCAATGTTATTAGTATCATTAGAAACTGTAACAGTAGTACCTATGACACTGCTCCAATCAGGTCTTCCATATCCTGCAATTCTACTATAGCTGAGACTATAAGATTTCTTGGCAACACAACCACCATTTGCAACTACTCCTGAAGCACTAGAAGTATTACCTTCTATAGTATAAACTTTAGAAGAATCTACTTTATAGACTATACCAGTATGACAGATACCATTATTATTCTTAAAGAAAATTTGGTCTCCTACTTTGGGATTTTTTGTAAACCATCTACCTTTTTTCTTATAATAATTGGCTGAATAAACTGTATAATCATCAAAATTTCCGCAAAGGACTTTCTTAGCTTCTACAGTTCCTTTGCCAAATGCTTTACAAGTTTCTAAAATAACCCAATTTACATACGTGTCGCACCATGCCGCAGGAAAATCCATATTACTAGGTTGAATCTTGTGCATTTCATAACCATATTTGGTATAATTATTATAACCTGCGTTTCCAGTTTTATTATATAAATTGGAATTAGATTTCTTTTCAAGATACCCAACTTCATTACTGGCAATTTCAATCATTTTATTAATACAATCAGCTTCAGTAATCATAACTTTTTCTTCCTTTTTTTCATCTTTTATTTCATTAGTTTCAGTATTCTTAGAATCTTTTATTTCTTCTTTTTTATTCTCTTCTTCTACTTTTGAATTAGATTTTGTTTTAATTTCAGAATAACAATAACTGGCATCAACACCACTTTTAGAAAAACTCATAGGATATTTACTCGTATATTGCCACATATCTACTTTACCCTTATAAGTACATTTAGAGGAATATTGAGCAACCCATCTATAAGTTCCTTCTAATAAATCATCGTCATTTAAACAATCATAAAACCAAGAAGTAGAAGCATAAACTCCATAATCATATCCTGCGTCTTTTAAATGTTGATTAATTATATTAATAAACTTAGTTCTATTTGCTTTTGAAAGTTTATCTGCTCTACCGTTTTTATTTGCAGTATCTACAATTTCAGAATCTTGACAAACAGGAATAGAAGGATTGATGTCATTATCTTTTAAAGCTTGAACCAACCACTCACCCTCTTCGTGTGCTTCGTTTTCAGAAATTGATGTGGGAAAATAATAAACACTATAAGGCAGACCTCTTTTCTTAATTTCTGCTAAATATTCTTTAAATTTAAAATCATAGCGAATTTTCCCATAATATTTAGGATTTGATTTTAATGAACCTCTTAATCCAATTCTAAGAATAATGCCACTACATTTACCGTCATTATACATTTTTTTAAGATTATCCCAATCAGAACTTTTAATTGTATTATGTTCTGAAAAATCAAAAACTATTTTATTAGCCATTATTTCTTGTACCTTTCATTAATAATGCTCTGTACTTCTGTATAATACCCTTTAAGATTTTCTTTACGAATATCTCCATTTCCTGCAAGACCACGGATTGTATAGTCAACCATTGCATTTAACATTTTATTCCTATCATCAACAAATTCCCCAACTATTTTTTGAACATCCGCATATCTTGTTCCAAGAGCATTTTTTCTATAATCACTATTGTTCCATTTTCCAAGCATAACTTCTACTGCTAATTCAGTATCAGTTCTTTGCCAATTTTTATAATCATCTAAAGAATAAGTTTTACTACCATTTCTTTTACTTTTGATAGTAACTTCTTTATCCGTAAATATCATATCTAAATCACCATGGGCATAATTATTCCAAATATCTATTCCCTTTTTAGTTAATTTAGGAATAGTCCATGAAGTAAATCCTTTATCTTTTCCAATAGCACCTTTTACTTCGCCATAATTATACCATGCGGCTTTAGGATTTAATTTATTAAAGGCTTCTGTATCTACATAATTTCCATGATGCGGTATTTGGGCAATAATAACATTAGGCAATACTTTCCTAATTTCAGTATGTGTTAAATGATTATCACCTGCTGTAAAATATCCAAAATCAAATAAAAATACAGGAGAACTATTATTAATATAGCTACCTGCTGTATTATCGTCATTAGGACTACCATAACTTGATTTTTGCCATAATACTTTACAATGAATATCACCTAATCTAATATGTGTACCTGTCTTTAACATACCTACTGGTATATTATTTTTTTTACATAAATCATATAAACCTTTTCCACATTTATTGTACATATTGCATAATTGTGTGTACCAAGGTTTAGATTTATATTTATCAGACATATAGACTTTTAAATATTCATAATCTACACACCAAACTTTATCTATTTTAATATCAGGGTCATAAATCCCATCAATAATTCCGTTTACATGGTCTGTATGTGCATGTGTACCTACTGCCCATATTCTTTTAAAGTTTTGTTTCTTTATCCATTCACGCAATTTGGCAGATGCAGGTCTTTGACCTGCATCTAATACCAATGCGTTACCGTGTTCATCATAGAAAACTGCATAATCACCACTTTTAGTTCCTTTATCTGTTGGAATGTCCATTCCTATAATATGTAATTTTACAGTTCCCATAATTTATTTAACTCCTTTTATATTATTATTTCCAACCATCAAATACTGATAATAAATTATATTTATTTTACATTAGTAGGATACATTATCATCATTCAATGTGGTAGGATAACCATTCGGACTGGTCGCGTATAGCATCGTGTCATAAAAATTAACAAAGTAGCCAGAATTATCAATTCCAACAACTTGTAAATATTCAATATTCAGAAGATACGGATTCGCATTCAGAATAACAGTCTTTCCTACTGATGCGGCATCATAAATCTCCTGCCATGTGTTTGTTAGTGTGGGATGACCTTCTCCATCTATTGTAGCGCCTACTATAAGACTACCGCCACCGCCTGATTGACTACTATCATCTATATTACTGATTAAACTGTCAACTTCAGATTTACTATAAGTTTCAGATTTAGTATAATAATTTGACATATCTGATGTAATTTGTTGTATATTACTTCTTGCAGAACTATCTTCTATTTCATACGTTTTACCGCCAATAGTAAATGTACTCATAATATTATTTTCTACATTTGGCATTTAAGACACTCCTTTCTTTATAATCTATTATTCTTCCTGCGCCCTCATGTCATCAAGGTCACGCTCCTCGCTCTTGAGGATGTTGCCCGTCGCATCCATCAGCTTGATAGTATAAAATGTTCTACTTGTGTCTGCTGTAATTTCTGCTTGTTTGCGGTCGTAGTTGACAAGAGCAGTCGCAAAACTGCGGAAATCATAAGTATAATAAGAGTAGGTGCTATCTGTGTTTGTGACGATTAAAACAATAAGATATAACATAATTTTTTACCCCCTTTATGTTGATGTATTTGTAAGAATTGTGTCTCCTGCCTGATAACTTGTTCCGTTGTATGTCGTAGCTTCAGCCGCCTTATAAACAAAAGAGATATTTGCTCCTGCGTTTTGCTGCACGGCAGTTATTAAGCTGTCAAGGACATCGCCCTTGGTATAGATCGTTACCGTTCCACTTGCCTTGGAAGTCGAGCCGAATGGCTGTGGTTTTGAACCTGTAACTGCATGACCGATACTGCCAATGGTCACATCAAGACCTGTGGACGCACACGCATACCATACGTATTGTGGAATAATGACGCACACTGGCAGATTGAATACCTTTGGTGCGTATTCGCCACCATAGCCGAACAAATACGTGGCTTTATCTGTTGCCGTATATCCAACAAATTTAGGAAGGCTGACAACATCGGCGCTACCGTCATTGTGGGAGCTATAAGACAGCGATAAAGAATACTTTCCATTAACGGTTTCCAATTCTGAAAGACCTGACCAGTCCATCTTTGCATGTGCTTGGTAAAAAGCGTAATTGCCGATGTGTTTTGGCTTCACAGCAAATTTAATGTTCGGTATACCATCCGTACTATCATTCCTGTTGTACCCAAGATAGTTAAGCACAAAATCTGGCACTGTCTCCATGTGGAAGATATAGTCTGTTATCTTTCCGTTTGAATCAGTGACGATTTCTATTCCCTGTGAAATACCACCACCCTGTCCATATCCATCAGCCAGACTTGCCACCGCATCAGATAAGGTCGTATCACTTTTCCCGGTTATGGTGTTGGCATATGCGGTCAGTGCTTCAATCTTTGGGGTTAATACTTTTTCCATCACATCACCCCCTTAACCTAAAGCTGTTATGGCATCCTGATAGTCTTCCCACAGCGAATCGACTTTGCTTTTGTAATCGTTCGTAAAATCGTTGGTGACAGTAGGGATTTCACTCTTCAGTGCATAATTTGATAAAAGATTATTTACTAATAATTTCATACTTCCATCACTAAATGTTTTTACAACATATTGAGTATTTAAATCTTCATTTAAAAAATAGAAAGATATAGTAACTCCTCCTAACCCAGATGTTTTAACAGCTTTATAACAGTAAAAACTCTGAGAAGCATAAGTATCATGTAAAATAATATTTTTTTCTTTTTGAGACCCAGTTGTATTATAAATTTGTTCCCAAGTCATATTACAAGTTACAGGTGTATTATTTGTAAAAGAACTTACCCTAAAATCAATTGTTGGTGATTGCATTGCATACACCCCGCCGCTTGTAACCAAATTATTACTATTTTGTGTAGGTGTACTATCTATTAAAACCCCATATAAAGTTTCCATAGATACATTACCTTGACCATCATCAGTAACTTTTACAAAAGAAGTATTATCCCATTTAGGATTGCCATTAGAATCAATAGTTAAGACTTGACCTTCTGTTCCTGAAGTTGTAGGAGAGGTAATTTTAGAGGTCAACTCTGTTCTTGCGGCTTCATCTACGACTTCATATCGTATATCACCGTTATTTAAAAATTTCATTTCTTTATTTATCATATTTCTTTACCTATCCTTCTATTTATATATTCTTAAATGTCTTAAATTATTTTGTAAAGATTTATATTATTTATCTATCAAATAAAAGTATATAAATACAATGATAGATAAATGATAGATAAGTATTCTTTATTCTGTAATACCCATTTCTTCATTATATTTTTGACCATTTGGCATGTATGTTTCATATTCAGACCCCTCGATAGGATGCCAAGTGATAGTGCCATAACCGTTGCGGGTATTCCATGCGGAATTTTTGAGATAGTCAAGGTTTGAGCCATCACCCAAATGATTATACAGTGACTTGCGGATATATACATGACCACCTGTGCCGTTCTTTGCGAATGGTGTGCTGTTCAGAGAGCTTTCACCGATAGGAACAACTGCGCTCCCACCTAAAACAATAGTCGTAAGTTTTTTACAATTATTAAGAGTAGAATTTGAATCGAGTGATGTACATTCAGGCAGAATAATCGTCTCAAGTAACGCATTAGATTGCATACAAGTCGACCCTACTGTCTGCAAACTTGGTAAATATAAAAATTCCAATCCTGTGTGGACAATGCCAGACGTTGGGATAAATGTTGCTCTCGGTAAATGCAAATTTTTAAGAGCCTCACATCCAGAAAACGCCTGTGACCCGCAATTTGAGTACGGCAAAACAACAGATACAAGGTTTGTGCAATTGTTAAATGCGCTATTGCCTAATGTTGTTACTGCATTTCCATGTACACTTGATATAGGTCTGCCGAAAAAAGCATATGGAATAATATTTTCTGCATCTCCTAAATCAATGTCACCATATGGCTCAGTCCCTTCTGCCAATCCTTTGCTTGTCCACTGCGCAGAACTATTTACAATAACTTCTGCTTTATCAGTTACATCATAAGTCCCATTTTCAGTAACCTCTATAGAACCAGAGGGAACAATCCCCTCGATATTTCTTATTTTATCAGGAATATCACTTAATAACATTTTTTCATTAGTTCCTGTCTTACTTCTAACAGCATCAGCAATATTAACTAAAGTCTGGTTATCTACATAAGCTATTGTATTACTCATATTTATCTCCTTTCTTTAATTAATATTCTGTAACGTTGCCATCAATAATATTTATATCTGTAATATAATGTCGATTAAAAGAAACAACTCCATTATCATCATCTGTAATAGTATATTGATATAAATCTCTCCAAGCTGTTGTTTCATCTCCATTTGCGACTAATACTTGACCAGTTGTGCCAGTTGCAGGAGCATCGACTATTCTGACCGTTTTATTATTAATTACAAATTTCATTAGATTACTCCTATATTATTATAAAAAATACCGTAGGGGTATTATTAAATACCCCTACAATATAAATCAAATTGTTAACTCTTCAGATATAAATTACATATTCTGAAGTTTTTCAATACATTGATGAATAGCATCTTTCTCTTTGGTGGAAGAAGCATCATTTAACATTTCATGTAAATTAGCAATCATTTCTTCCTTACCATCATTTCTGCTATAACCAGACCCTCTATTATTCATTCTATAAGAATTATAATGTTCATTATAACGCATACCACCATTTCTGCCATTTCTATAACTATTACCACCATAATAGCTATTATCGTCATAATATCTATTACTATTTACAGTAGTAGAATAACCACTTTCTTTCATAGCAATAATAGTTTCAACAGATTTTAACGCATGTGTTAATTTATCAATCTGGTCTAAATTCATGTTTGTACTTTTAGTCATTACTTGCTCTAATTCGTCACAGAGCATATCTCTTAAATCATAAATTGCGTTCATCAATATGCCCTCCTTATGCAGTACGATTAATTACAATATTTGCATTCTGAACTTCAATAGCTTGTGCGCTAATATTTTGAACAGAAATGGTTTCACAGCATCCTTTAGGAACAGTTACATAGGCAAAAACATTTACATTCCAAAAGTCCCCTACAGCCGCAGGAGTTACAATAGCGGAAGACGTAGGGACGGCTTCTCCATTAATCGCAATAGCAACTTGAAGAGGGTCTACAGTTCCATTTGCAGGAATAGCTATATTTGCTCCAAACTGTACCCAATATCTAGCAAAATAACCAGTAGGATTATTAACCGCACCTCGTAAGGTGAAGATACCTGAACCCTGTCTATGTAAAACATTACCACGACAACATCCAATAATATCTTCAGTAAAGAGAACATCCTGTCCAGAAGCTACAGTCTGAACAGGGTTACTTACAAACTCAGCCATTAATTTTTCCTCCTTAACCTTAAATTAGTTATAACTACCGCATCCACATCCGAAGTTTGTATTGCAATTGCATCCATTAGGATTAGCAACAATATAAGCAGGACGAGGAACAGGAGCAAGATACTGCTCTAAAGCTGTGGTTTGATTAGCATTATCTGCTAAAATCTGTGCTGTTTGAGCAGACTGAGACTGCGCAAGATTCATCATGTTAAGCTGTGTCTGTAAATTAGCGTTCTGAGTCTTCAGAGCATCAATTTCTTGCTGACACATCTTATCAAGTATTGCCTGAGTGTTAGCTGTGTTATTTGCAATAACATCACGTAATGCTTCGCTAATGGCGTTTCTGTCATTGCAAGCTTCTTGAGCTACAGTATATTTTAAATCAGCTATACTAGCACGATTTTCACAACAACAATTCTGTAATCCCATGGCAAGGGTATTAACACCTTGTGTTGTAGCCATTTGATTATTGTTCATGGCTTGAAGAATATTAGTCTGACCATTGCATCTGGAAACTTCAGCATTTGCAAAGCCATTAGCAACAGCAGAAGTAAGACCATTAATTCCACTCATAACGGCAGTCTGGTCAAAACCTCTTTGAATATAGGCATCTACACCATTTCCACCACCGTTACCATAACCGTTATTACCCCAACCAAGGGCAAACAAGAACAGAATAATCCACCATGCTCCATTACCATTACCAAAACCATCGTTTCCATTAGTTACTGCGGCAATATCAGCGGCACTCATTTCAGAACTTGTTAAAGACATAATGTTTGTCTCCTTTCATAATACTAAGAATTAAAAATTTGAACTTTATATATTAAAAATATCAAGATAACCTATGCGCACTTAGTTATTGATATTCAATATAACAATTTATTTTAAAATGCCTTGAAACATTTTAGCCATTTGAGATAATTGGTCAAACTGTTGTTGAGACATTTGTCCAGAATTAAGTAATTGTCTTACTTGTTGTTCTGGATTACCACCAAAGCTTTGTTTGAATTGATTAAATTGATTAACCAAATTCATTACATTCCCCATAGAATTACTATAAGGATTCATGCCATTCATGGTATTATTCATTGTATTCATATTATTATACATGGGATTATTCATTCCCATATTATTCATAGTATTCATATTATTTAAAAGATTAAACAGAGGATTCATCATTATTTCTGCCTTTCTTTCTATTATATCTATTATTGTTACCGTTATTGGTATTATCTAATTTTATTTTAGAAAGTAAGTCTTCAAATTCTTTTCTGGTAACATATTCATCCATATTAATTTCATTATTTGAATTAGATGTAATACCAGTAGAATTTTGAGTTTCATTGTTTCTTTCTGTATAATCAAAAATCCTTAGAGGGAGTGGCATACCACTCGCATCTGTAGATTTTATATAAAATACATTATTTTCTGAATCCATTAACATTACACTTTGACCTGCCATTACATTAAAAGATTTCGCACCTGCTTCACCTTGCACCCAATTAATACCTGTTTGTGAAGTTTGAGCAGGTTGTGGTTGAGTCATTGGCTGATTTTGTACAGGTTGAACATTTTGTTGATATTGTGGCTGTGTAGTATAATTTGGATTATATTGCCAATTATAATAAGCAGGTACTCCTGTAGTGTTATAAGGATAGGGTTGAGATTGATAAGCATTATAACTTGCCATAATTAATTACTTCCTTTTAAAATAATAAAGTGGGATTTCATCACCTGAATCCCACACATCAAAATAATTACCATCAATTACTGTTACAGCATGGTCAGCTGTAAGACTGCCCAAAGCTAATACATATATCCCTTTAGGATTATCTTCACAAAATTGCTTTACTGTATAACAATCTGGACAAGTGTTTGGTAATTGAATTTTTTCAAAATTTCTTGATTGTAAATAACTGCCCCATACTCTATTAGATGATGGAAGGTCATACATTGTATAACCTTCCACACATAAATTAATATAGGCTCTTTCCCAATCTTGACCAGTTGCTTTTGCAACTGCTCTAATTACACAATCACCAGTTCTTTTTCCAGATGGATTAGGATTATAAAATATAAAAGACATTTTATTATACTCCTCTATTGCTATTAATATAAACTGTATTAGCAGACTCATCATAATAAATATAAGAACTTAAATCATTAATATAACCGCTATCATTAGTAAAAGCTGATACATTTGTAGGAACAGTCGGAATTTCAGATTTATTAGCCTTACTAGAAACTATATCATCAATATCATTCTTATTATAGTAATTCGCAGTTAAATCTTTTGGTGTTACAATCATTTGAGATACAATTGACCATGGCATTTCGTTATTAAATGTACCGCCTACCATTTCAAAAAGATAATATGCTCCATTAAATGTAGCAATCGTATTGGATATAACAAGGTCTGCATATTGTCCTTCGTATACGACATCTGTAACTCGATTCCATGCTGTAAATGTTAAATTGAAATTTGTACCATCAAATTCATATTCTTTACTTACACTAACATCTCTACCTTCTTCTAGACACTCCATGACTTGTTGTGGTGTAATGTCTTCTGCATTACCAATAAGTGGAGTAAGGATTTCTGACCTATCTACTTTTCCACTAATATCTTGATGTTCTGTAAGGTATCCAGAGTCATTAGTCAATTCAGATGTCTTGGTAGGAATTTCTGATTTATCAGCTTTATCAGTCGTAATACCTTCAATTAAAGTTCTGTTATTCTGAATAAAACTAATTAATTCACTAATTTGGTCTAATGATTCTTCATCTGTATCTAGAAAAGCGTTTAACCTTTCTGCTAAAGTAGAAATTAAACCTCTTATATCAGGATGTGCTATAGATGAATTATTATGTTCTGATATTTTTTCATCAACAGTATTATCAAAACCATCAATTAATTCAATAACATCTGTTTTAAGTTGATTTGTTTCATCTTTAATTCCAGATGTTTCGTTTTTAATTGAAGCTGTATCATTTTTTAATTGAATTACATTTGTTTTAATTTGATTTGATTGTGCTAAATTATCAGCAATTGTAGAAGCTTGATTATCTATAGTCGTTTTAATTCCATCAATAGATACTTTATCTTCATCAATTTCAGCCTTAATATTTTCGACTTCAGATTTAATTGTATTAACCTCTGTTTTAGCTGTATTAACTTCACTTCTTGTTTCAGCGATTTCAGTACGTGTAGCATTTATATCACTTTTAGTTTCATCAACTTCTTGTTTAACTTCTACTGCTAAATTATACACATCTCTTGTTTCATTTAAGAAATTATTAGCATCAGCAGATGCTTGTGTAGCTATATTTCTAGCAGTTATAGTAGCTTGTAAATTTGTAGAAGCTGATACAGCGGATGATTGGGCTGAATCTCTATATTCTTTTGCTAATGCTAGATTACTATCATATTCTTCTTTTAAGCCTTTAGCTTCAGTAGCATAATTTCTAGCCCTTTCTTCTGAACCTAATGCACTATTAGCTGAATCTAAAGCATTATTTTCTGACACTAACGCATCAGAAGCAGATTGAGCAGAAGCTTTAGCAGATAAAGCCGATTGTTCTGCATAATATTTAGCATTATCTACATCTTCATTTTCTCGTGTTTCTGTTCCACCAACAGCATAAGATTTTGCTAAAGTAGAATTTTCTTTTGCTATATTTGCAAATTTGTTAACTTCTTCAACAGTGCTATGGAATAATTCTTCGTCTTCAGGTGTAACTGAGTACATAGGCTTGGGTTTAGCTTTCACTGGTATAATTATTTTTTTTAAAGTTTCTCCAGATTCCTCATTTGTTGAAGTAATAAAAGCATAAATCGTATAATCTTTTTTAATATTATTCCATAACATATTTTTAGGAATAAGAACATCTAAAACTGTTTTAATTTCATCAATTACATATTCCTCGCCATCACTTACTATGGTTGATTGATAATCAACATCTTTGACAACACCAATAGCAACTAAACTTTCAGTATTATCAGGGCTTAATGAGAAATGGACTTCTATTGAAATCTGATTAAAATCAAGTCCTTGTATTCTTAAAACTTGTCCATAATCCCATTGCCAAAGACCGTAAGCAATTGTATAATCCATTTTATCATTAAAGACTGCTGTAATCATATCAATCACTCCATTTTCTTATTTTATTTTAATTGTCTATTAATTTGATTCTGTATAATTTGATAATCTTTACCAAGATTTTCTTTACGAACATCTCCATCTCCGTAAGGATTGTCACCAGAAAGAATTTCATTTACTACTTTTATAACATAATTAATTTTATCCTGTACTTCTTGATAATAATCTTGAAGTATAATTTTTCTAAAAGTTGAACTACCTGCTTCACCAGACAATACATAATCAGTTAATTGTCTAATCAATTCATCTCTGTCATTAACATATTCATTAACTAATTTTTGGACTTCTTCATATTTCTTACCTAAAATCATTTTACGAATAGTTCCAGAACCTAATCTACCAAGTAAAACTTCTGCGGCTAAATGACTACTATCAATTTTAGAAAAATCTTTAGTAAAATTTTTATGCCAATATATTTTTGCTTTCTTATTTACAAGTCTACTAATTCCATTATTTGTAACGGTTTGATAATTCCTTTCAAGCTTAATAGGTATACATACACCTTGGTCAAACATAAATTCCATATCACCATTATACATAACAGAATAACAGTTTATCTTAGCATTTTCTGCTCTATTATAAGCTTCTTTAGCCCAAGACTTATAAGTATTTTTATTTTCTCCACAACAATTACAAATTGCTATTGTAGGAGCAATTTTAGTAAAGATATTTTGAGGATTATTTTCTTTAACTCCATGATGCGGAATTTTCATAATAGTAATATTAGATAAATCATATTCGCTATTAAATAATTCATTAAAAGTAGGTGTTTCAGCATCACCTGTCATTAAAACTTTACAACCACCAATTTCTACTAAAGTAATAAGTGACCTTGCGTTATTTCCACCAGAAGAACGTGCTACCAGTACAGTATGTTTAGTAGCACCTACATTAAATGTATCACCCTTTCCAACATAATGTACTGGTATTCCTTTAGATTTACAAAGATTAACTATCTCTTTTAACATAGTCTTTTCTGAACGTTTTTCATTTACAGGAGATTGTTTGGACACATATAATTCTTTAATCAAATTAGCATTAATAAGTCTTTTAGCATTACCTACATGGTCAATATGTATATGACTTAAAACTAAAGTAGCTTTTCTACCATTTAATAAATTTTTTACAGGAGTTAAAGAATTACCTTCATAATAAGTATCATAAATGCAAACTTCTCCACAAGATTCAAATATAAATTGGTCTCCAAAATCTTGTGAAAATTTATATACTATTAATTTATCCATTATTTATATTATTCTCCCTGTGTAATTACCTCTTCAAGATTTTTAAGCGCATTATCAATTTCAGCATCAATATATGCAGTTAATTCTTCTTGATTAATAACTTCTTTTAAAACAGGATACTTATCATAAATCTGAGTAATTACTTCAGACCGTTTAATTCTACCTGCCTTATTCCATCCATCGTAATCACTTTCCGCTCTTGTAACAAGACTAAGTGCGATTTCATGAATTTGTCTTTTAGCAATTGCAATTTTTTCTTCTTTAGTTTTACCTGCATATTCTTTAGCTTTCTGGAAAATACCAATAGCAAGACCAATAATAACTGCAATACTTGTCCAGTTATTAACAACAAAAGTAAAAAAGTTAATAATTCCGTTTAAAATATTCATAATGTTTCTCCTTTTTAAATTAACTTTCAGTAACGTCAGGAACTACGCAAGGATATACGATATGTAAATGGTAAATCGTATTTTTAACTAATGCAGTAGATATTTGCACATTACCTGAACTTGTAACTTGAAAAGTAACTCCTTGAACAGTGTTCCTATGTGTTACAAAAGGTCTAAATCCAATAGGGACAGTATAAATAGTTGCCCATGCAGTAGCCGCCGCTTTAGCCCGAAACTCTAATTCAATTGCAACTACTCCATTTTTTCTATACATTTTATTAAGATTCTCGCTGTAAGAGGTGTCTATATAAGTAGAATTTGCCGTTAATGAGGTCATAGCATATCCTGAAGTCATTATATCATATTGACCAGATAATGTTCCTCTATATTGCGCACCAGTATGAACACTTGAAGATGGAATTACATGATAAGATTTTATATATAAACTCATTCCATAATCGCTATTTTCTTCAAGTGTTGTATCTCTAGCAGGAGTAGAATATATAGCTAATCTACCTGCATCATTTTTTAAGGTATATCCCTTTAAAGTATTATGTTTTAAAGAAGGTTGTAAATTAACTATTCCTCCATTTTTTTTATCTGAATCTGTATTATTTGGAGTAACAGTTAAAGCGGCATAATTACCGTATATATAAACTTTTCCTCTATCTCTTATTACAAAAGCATCTTGTCTATTACTATTATCTGTTCCATTACCTACAACAAAAAGACCGTTATCATAAGAATTATATTTACCAATAACCATACTACCTTGCCTTACCGTTTTGAGACCTTCTCCAAAGACAGAAGCACAAGAAGCATTTTGAGCTATTTCATTAGAATAACCATTCACGATAGCCCTATATCCTGCATTTTTATTATTTTGCCCCATAGATACACTAAATGTATTAGAAGCACTATTATTAAAACCAGTGATAAAAGAATAATTACCAAAACTTATATCAGAATTTCTTCTACCTAAATCAAAATGATATATATCATTTGTATTTGTAGCAAAATAACTAACCCATATATAAATATTATATTGAGTTCCGTAATTTGTCATAAAAGTCATTACTTTAGTTGTTTCATTTATAGTAATTTTATCAAGTGAATAATCTACTGTAAAATCATTACTACCTAAAACCCCTCCATATTCACTATCATAAGCAGTATAAGCCGTAGCATTTTCGGCAGTAGGCTTAATTTCTATAATATCTGTAGATTCGTCACTGACACTACTATCTGTATCTTTAATTATAGCCCTTAATTGAACTAATATACCAGATGTAGAAGAAGTCATATCAAAAGCAGTAATATATTCTGAAGACACTAAATGATTATTTTTATTTAATGTAAGATACATTCCATGTTCAGAAGACGTTTCATTTCTTCGGTGTACTGCATCACCATAACCTACACTAAAAAGATTCGAAAAAGAAGAAGAAGATACTTGTTTATATAATTCCATAGAGTTAGATGTAATTTTCATATATATGGGGTTAGGAACATCTGTTGTAGGAGTTTTATTTCCTAATATAATTTCATCTCCGTAACTTGCTATTATATTTCCATCTTTTCTAAATGTAATTTCATCTCCATAGCTTGCTAAAATTGTAGTATCTTTTCTAATATTAAGTGCATTATTAGTTAATTGTGTATTATACCCTGTGCTTGCTCCTGTATATGTTTGTGAACTAGCAGAATCAGATATAATTAATCCGTTAGTAGTATCATAATAAATATAATTTGTTGCTGTTTTTGCGGCTAAAGATGCTTCACCTCTAGATAATTCTCTAAAGCTACCATCTTTAAAAGCGTATAATTTATCACTAGAAATAAAATAAATACTTGTAGCAGAGTACATTATACCTAATGGAATATAAACATAATTATCTACAGCAGTAGGAGTGACAGTAGTTAGGAAAGGACTAGGAGCGATTGTAAATTCATTACCGTTTACAGTACCTTTAAGATATAACATTTTATTAGCCCCACCAGAAGTAATAGTACCATTACTAGACGCATTTATTCCATTTATTTGTAAATAATTATTATCTCCAGTTTTACTAGCATTAATGCCTGATGTGGCATATAAAAGTGGATAACTTAAATCAAAAGAAGTATTTACACTAATATTCTTATAACCAGAATTAGTACCACATATAATTCTACCACTAGTAATAGCAGTTACAGCTTTGATAGCATTTTGCATTCTTACCCTATTATATGTGTTTCCAGAGTCATAAGCACCATCTACAAACCATCCTGTAAATGTACCAGTATATGTTGTCCCAGAATAAACTGCTGAGACAACTCTATTAACCCCATACGTCATAGATATTGAACTTCCTGCGGGATAATGTGTAGTAACTCTATTTGCAGTAACTACACCACTACTACTTGCTGAACCACCTTGCCTATATACATTAATAGCACCTGTTGTTGTACCATCTTTTAGAGTTAAATTTAACGTAGCATTTCCATTTCCTGCATATGGCAACCAATATCTAATTTGTGTTCCATCTTTTAATTCAATAAGGGTAGAAGATGTTCCTGTCCATGAACCAGTAGTAGCTGTTTGTGTACCAATTATATATTCGATACTTTGAGAAAGTGCAAGATTTATATCTGTTTGTAAATCTTCAGGAGCAGGTGTCCAATCTGTTGCTTTAGTACCAAGTTCTAATTGCGGTTTTCTAAATTGAATTGTACCACTTTGTCCTGATTTAGCGAAAAATGACATACTACCGTCTATTGCGCTTGTTGATGTTATTGTCCATGTATATCTTTTCCATTCTGTTGTTAAAGGTATATCATCTGATTGTTTACCTAATCCTACCGAATTAAAAAAGAAAAGTAAACCATTACTACTAGCTTTAGCATCAATAGATACTGTATAATTTTGATTTGCTTTCCATGTCCAATACCCATTAGTAGGCATTTGATATAATCGAATATTTCCAGTTTTTGACAAATCTAAAGTTACAATTCCTTCAGAAACAGTGCCATTATCTTTTGCCCATGATGAACCAAGGTTTTCTGAATCTTTAAATAAATTTCTTCCACCAACTTCAAGATTATCTAGATTATTTTGAACTTGTTGAATATCAGCATCTATATCTTCAGGAGCGGCAGACCATTCAGTTGATGCACTACCTCTTTCAAATTTTAAATTCCAAAATGTAAAACTAGAACCTGCTACTTGTGCAGTTTCTGAACCTGCTACTCTAAGTCTCATTCGTTGTGAAGCTTTATTTGCTTGAGTTGTAGATAATTTAAAAGTAGCAACATATTTACAATCTTTGCCCCCATTATTTCCACTATCGCCTAAACTAATTATAGATTTTGACCTTGTGGCATTTCCAGATGCAGTTACAACATTAGTTACTATATTTCCATCAATCTGTATCCATGCTTCACCTGTTGTAGATGTTGATGACCATTCGAATGATACTGTAAAATAATCTGTAGTATTTCCATTAGTAATACTTTTACCATAATCAGATTCAGTAAAATAACCATTAGCTTCAGAACCAGTAGGGTAATAATCTTTATTGGCTTCTGTAAGAGTCGTTACAGTTTTTGTACCTGTTCCTAATAATAAATTTCTTCCACCAACTTTAATTGATGTTAATCTTTCAATAGAAATAGTACCAGTGCTAATATTATCTGCATTAATACCAGAAGTAACTAATGAACCACTAATAGACCCAGATGTAGCTGTAATTTTACCAGATATATCCGCATCTGTGGCTTTTAAACTACCATCATAATGAACGACAAAAGGATACGTCCAATCTCCATAAGCTCCATTTGTATAAGTTCTTTGTCTTACTCCATAAGCTACTGCTGAAGCTGTAATATTATTTTGAGCAGGTGCTTGAAGAATAGTTCCATATTGTATTTCACCTTCAGTAGTAGTATCTGCTGAATTTTTATATAAACTTGTAGAATTTATAATCCAACCACCAATGTTCCCACCAGTGGTTTGTAAATCACTGGAATATACAATACCATCACCAGTTACACCAAATTTATCACCAATAGCCATTCTAAGTCCAGTTCTACTTGTTCCACCAATCGACCTTGTAAAATCTGCTGTTGATAATCCAATATAATTATCAGTGGCACTTGTTAATGTACCAGTATAAATAGCTGTACTACCAATAGTAAATCCACCTATAGTACCACCATTAGCTATAATTTTACCTGAAAAATAACCGTTATTTGTATATATACCCCATTGATTAGAAAGTGTACTTCCATTAAATGTTAATCCACCTAAATTACCTATTCTTACATTTGGAGTTGTATATGTACTTGTAGCAGAACCACCATATATATCAATATAGGTAAGCCCATTAGTGCCATAGCTATTCATTAAAATACCTACAGGATTACTACCTGTGTGATACATCATTACACAAAAATTATCAATATCAACTTTATTATAAGTTCCTGCTTGAACAGCATTAGCATTACCACCTGATACGCTTATTGTCATTGAATGGCTATTTACATTAACAGCCGTAACAGTACCATCCATTGTTCCTGTCGTTACTGTTCCAATTTTACCAGATGCTTTAATTTTTGCATTTGCTTGCCAGACTACACCTGCCATAGTTGTAGATGTAATAGTTGATGTATCAGTTATAACCATAGTTAAAGTAGAACCATTTTTAGTAACAACTATATTTGCATTAGAAGCCGTAGGAAATTTAACTGTTGGAGAAACATAAAAAGCCCCACCTAATTGTGCTACTGTTTGTAAATCATAATGAGTAGCACGTAAAGTATCCATAACATTTAAATTAGTAACTATTCCACTATCTATAGTAGCATTTGATATAGTACCTGTAGTGATTGTTGCTGTAGGTATAGTAGCAGAACTACCAACTACTAAATTAGGCATAATAGTAATAATTCCACTGCTTTTTTCTACAATTCTAGAAGTATAATCTGCTGTAGAATTATTAAAATGAAAATCTATATAAGGTGATTCTTTTAATAACTCAATAGCCCCCGCAGTTATAGTACCATTATTTATATTTAAACTAGTACCATTAATCGCTTTTAATATTGAAGTACCAGTTACACTTAAATTCCCCCCTACACTTACATTGCCAGTTGTTCCAAAAGTCCCACTGACTTCTAAATCTTCTGCATATATTTTGTTTAGGAATTTAGAATTACCTGCAACAATTAAATTAGAGAGATATGCCAATTTCATTCACCTTCCTTTCATAAAAGGAAGATGCCATTAAGCATCCCCCTTGTCAAAAACTGATAACATTTCTAAATCTTCAAAAGTAAATTTAGTATCATCAGGTAATTTATCAATTTCTGCATCAATATCAATTACACTAATAGCTACATCATTATCTTCTGTTAAGATTTCATGTAATTTTTCATTAATATCATTTAATTCTTTGTTATATTCTTCTAAATATTCAGATTTTACTTTTCTACCCTCGACTTCAACATCGTTACCATTTTCATCTTTTTCAATCAAAGTAGTGGGTTCAGATTTTTCGTCATCCATAAAATATTTAGTCCTAAGTTCATTTATATATTCTTCTCTAAATTCTTTAAACTTAGAATCAACTTCTACAAGGTCTTTCATAGATTTTCTAATCGCCCATTTAAATTTAACACTTAATTCATCAATTGCTTTAGTTTCAATAATATGATTAAGAAAACCTACAATATTAACAATTTCTGCTGTTGTAAAAGTCTTTGTTACAGTATTACTCATAATTCTAATCTCCTTTTTATTCAATAAAAATATATTTTTTTCATATTAAAAATTTTTAATCTATAATATGGTTTCTCACCAATCTTCATTATTTTCCATTCATACCAATCTGTAAAAACAATTCCAAAACATGAAATAATAATCCAAACAAATACAAATAACAAATTACATTGTCCCCAGAAAAAAGTAAATGGTAAATTCCTATAGTCCCATTGGCTAAAATCTCTATTGACAATTAGACCTGTTATACCCTCTAAAAAGGTACACATTATCCCACCTGTTAAACATTGTATAAAAAATTCTGTATCATAATCTAAAACCACATCATTTAGAATCATTAATAATATAGATACGATACCTGCTAACATATACATTGAATCAAATGTATATCCTCTCCACCATGTTTCTAAAGTGGTATATATTAATCCACCAATACAAAATAAGAAAAAACATTGTATAATTCTTTTAAAAGAATTTTCTATAATTTTACTCTTCATCATTAGCTGTATCCTCATTTTGATTATCTGAAGCTGTTTCACCCTTTTTTCTAATAATAGCTTCAGATACTTTTTGCATAATATAAAGAGCATAATTATATATATAGTTCAAATTATCTTGAAAGGTTTCAGGTAATTCAGACTCCCATGTAATTTGCATTAATTCTTCTTTTGTTTGAACTTCTTTTATCCACATATTTAATTGATTACATCTTGTGGTTAAATATGTAAGTCTAAGTTGTAAAGTCATATATATAGTTAACATATCCGCAGATGGCATCAAATAACAATTATCTTTACTAGCATGATATGGAACAAACTCTAATTCTGGAACAAGCATTAATATATTTACTGCTGATTGTATATTTGTTTGGTCTTCAGCTTTATATGTAAATTTTTTAATACCTGTTGAAGTTTCTATTTCTGCCCCATCAAATATTTCTTGTTGACATCTTTGGCTAATTACATTTAATAAATAAGTTCTATATTCTTCTGTAGTCATAGATTCAATATCAATAACATTATTTATTTGCTCTTGAATACGTTTGACCTGTTCAGCAATATTAGCTTGTGTTAAAGTAATTTGTATTGCTTCTGCAAAAATATTTTCATGTTTTACGAATACAGAACCTAAATAACTCATAGCCGAAAATGAATTAAATGTAGTATATTCTGCCGTAAGATTATCAGAAACAAATATTTCTATTTTAGTTATTGTTGAAAACGCTTCTTTTAAATATTTAAAGTCATCTGATTGAACAACTAAAGCTTGGGAACTTTCAAAACTAGGGGCATCCCAAGAACATAATTTAAAAGTATAATTATCGTTTTCATTTATACGTGCTTTAATTACCATAAGTCCCCTCAATATTCTACGATTTCATTACATGATAAATAATCGCTTGTTTGTATTGCTACTGAACCATTTGATTTACTATTTGTTGTTGCAGTAATTACATCAGACGGTATATCTTCTGATTCAGTAATATTAAGATTATACAACTCATAGAAAGCAGAGGTATTCCAAATTCCTTTTTTATTTATATTATTCATAATACACCTACTTTCTATGATTCTGTATATTCAGTTGCATAAATATTTCCAGACGAATCTAGAAAAGCTGAGTTATTGTATAAAGATTGTATATCTGATTCTGATAATGCTGTTGCGTATATTCTTACATCTGACATATAACCATTAAAATAATAATTGGCAGGATTTTGAGTGGAGCTAGCTTCTGTACCAATTAAAATAGGATTAGAAGCATGATAAAAGATTGGAGTTTTAATTGTATAAGCATTATAACTAGTGTTTAAAACTCCATCTACATATTGTTTAGTTACAAATCCATCATATGTTCCTGTAAACATATGCCATCCAGATGTTAAATCTGCAAGAGCATAACCAGAAGTGCTTTTATAAGTATTAGATGTAGTTCCTGTTCCTATGGCGAAATGTATTTTACTTGAAGATGGTTCAAAATTCCATCCTCCACCTTCAGTACATGAAATTAATCTACCATTATATTTAGTCCAATCATCCATATATCCCCAAATATTAACAGTAATTTCATCTCTAACCATGCCCCCACGACCAATATTAATATATGATTTAACATTACTATTAAATTTAGTGGCTACTGAATATCTTGGAGTATCAGAAGTATAATCAGTAATATTATATTTAGTTCCATTATTACAATAACCTGAAACATCATATTCTGTGTTATCATTAAATCCAAGAGCAGTATATTCAGCATCCTCTTCATTTGGTATCCAAGGAGTTGCAACATCTCCTTCCTCAAATTTTACGTCTGTAAAATAAATTTCATTGTTAGCTTTATAACTTCCCATCATAATATTAATACGATTTACATCATAAGTCGTATCTGTACATTTGGAAATAACACATGAATATCTATGAGGGGTATCATCAGATATATTAACTCTTATAGAATTTTGAGCGATATTAGCCCCACCTTCAGTGCTTCTCCAGTGCCACCATACGACTATTTCTGAATTAGGTTGATTATTACCTCTTTTTGCCATAAAACTAATTATATATTGATGATTTTGGTCAGTTACAATTCCATTATTATCTGGATTAATCGAATATCCATCATAACGAGTAGTATTATTTTGAATAACATGTGCCCAAACTTTATTACCTATTGTTACCTTTTCTCTTGTTGCGTCTCCATATCCCCATAAAGACCATGCGCTTTCTTTTATTTGTTTTTTAAGAAGGTTGGGATTATTGGGAATACCATTATTATTCAACAAATAATGCCCAACTAATCCTTGCGATATAAGCTTAACTTGCATAGGTGAAAGACATTCATCATATATACGAACGTCATTTATTGAACCTTTAAACATTCCTCCACCATTAGTCACAGCTCCTATTGCTAATCGCTGTCCACCTGTAGCTGTATAAGTTGTAGCATCACCTGTTGCACTACCTTCTAAAACTCCATCTATATATAATTTTATTTTTCCATTATCAAAAGTTCCACACACATGATGCCATTGTCCGTCATAGCATAAAGTTGTAGAATTAACGCCTGAATAAACTGAACTTGTTCCATCTTTACTAATAAGAAATCGAACTTTTTGAGTTGTTGGGCTAATATCTAATTGTACTCTTGTATGATTTCCTAAAGATATTATTCTTTTCCATGCCGTTCCATCGTAATCACTTTTAAACCAACAACATAAAGAATATTGTGTAGCACCCTCTAAAAAAGATTCAGTAGAAACAAAATAAGAATCTTCATTAAAAGTATAACATTGACCTATTTTACCATCTTCTATAGTCGGAGTACCTGATGTTGTTAAAGTGACCTTACTAAGTCCTTTATTTTCTAAATTACCTTTAAGTGGCAACCAAACTTGTAATCCCATATTAATCACCACCTTTTAAATAAAACTAAAACATAAGGCTTCTATTGTAGGATCATAGGTCATTTTAACTTGTTTAGATTCACCTATTGAAACATAATTTTTAGACTGAAAGCCACCTGAACCTACCACAACTAATCCACCATTATTATTAAGAGATAATGTCCCCACAGTTGTCGCACTATTTTTAGCCATTAATTCATTATTATCAAACTCTAAATGCTTACCATTTTGATTTCCTATAATTAAAGGGGGAGAATTATTTGTCGTTGCTTCTGCGTCTACATCTTTAGATAAAGTTAAAGTTCCTGTTACAGTACCACCAGATAATTTTAAATAAGTAGAATTTATAGCATTTCCATCACTGTCTTGTGTTGCTTTAGTGGCTGTTGTAGCTGTAGTAGCGGTAGTGGCATTACCATTAAAAGATGTAGCTGTTATAGCGGCGGGGAAAATAGCATTTTGATTAACATCCCAATTATATAAA